GGCAACACCGCTAATATCGCTGAAAACGATGATATTCGCCTTGCTCGATGGGCTGGTCAGACAGATGACGGCAAGAAGCACAGCGAAAACTTGCCAGATGGTCAGCCAGCGTTCCCGTTTGAAGGTGCGTCTGACATCAGATGCCGTTTAGTCGATAGAACCATCAACGACCTTGTTTCGATGATGATGACCACCTTTGACCGATGCCAAGTCAAGGTCAAGGGTACAGAATTTAGTGACTCGGAAGCCTCCGCAACTTCTAATATATTAATGAGTTGGCTACTGGAGTCACGCCTTCGTTCGGAACTGAGACGGGAAGCGGAACTCCTATCTCAATACACAATGCAGTACGGGTGGTCTGGTCTGCACATCATCTGGGAGCAGGAAATGGGGACAAGACATCAGCAGATTCGCATGGATGAAATCGTGCAAATTGTTCAACAGGCGGTTCAGCAGAACCCAGAAGCGATAATGAAAGACTTGCCGAATGCGATTATGAATCCAGAGCAGGAAGACTATGCTGTGGATTTAATCATGCAGAATCTACAAGCAGTTAAGCCAAAGGATGTCAAAAAGGCTGTCAGAGAACTCCGTGAGACTGGCACAGCCTATATCCCCGAAGTCTTTGTCTCTAAGAATCAGCCGTGTCTTGTGGCTCTAAAGCCCTATGACGAAATCTCCTTCCCGCCCGAAACTATTGACATTCAAAAGGCAAGAGTAGTGTTTAGACGCACATTCGTATCCGAAGTCGAACTTAGAGGTATGGCGGCTGTTGAAGAATGGTCGGACGAGTTCGTAGAACAAGCGGTCAATACCGCTGGTATGCAGTCTCAGTTTAATGACCCTAACCTCCTTCCCGCCGCCGCCTTGATTAACTATCAAGTCAAGAGAAGTGATAACCTAATTGAACTCGTCTACGCTTATAGTCGTAACATTGATGAAGACGGAGTAAGCGGAATTTACCAGACCATTTTTAGCCCTCAGTCTGGTTCTGAAATCTACGCTTCGCATGGTCTCCTTGGCTATGCCCACAACAAGTATCCGTTTGTCATCTCCCGCAGGGAACGCACACGCAGAGCCATCGTTGAGTCCCGTGGTGTCCCTGAGATTGCGATGACCGACCAAGAGGAAATCAAAGCCCAGCACGACTCTGTTCGTGACCGCACGGCTTTCACTACTCTTCCTCCTATCCTTGTTAAGAAGAGACTTGGCGGCATCAATAGAATTGCCCCCGGAATTCATCTTCCTGTAACCAGTCCCGACGATTACAGATTCATGCCCACTCCCACAGGGGAAACGGGTACTGCTTTCAACCTCATCGATAGAGTGGAAATGAACCACGCTTCGTACTTCGGTCTGCCGCATCCGAACATCATGCCTCAGAAGACACAGACCACCCAGCAATTCATCATCAACAACTGGCTGGATGTCTGGAGTGAAGCCTTTGCCATGACATTCTCGCTGATGCTTCAGTATATGGAAGCAGAAGAAATCGAAGCAATCACGGGCAAGCCGTTACCGCAGAACATTAGTTCTATCAGTAGTATGTTTGACTTCCAAGTGAAGTACGATGTGCGAGAACTGGATACAAACTTTGTCATTGAAAAACTCAAGGCTATCACGCAGTTCGTCCTGCCGCTAGACGCTGGCGGTGTCATCGACAAGAACAAGTTGGTCAAGGCGGCTATCGAGGCTATCGACCCCGACAAGGCTAAGGAACTCATCATTAACACAGGCACGGCTTCCCAGTTGCTGTACAAGGAGATTCAGACCGACCTTGGCTTGATGATGCTTGGCAACGAAGCCAACTATGTCGAGAACGACCCGTCTGCGGCTACCAAGATGCAGTACCTTCAAGATATCATGGGCAAGAACCAGAAAGCCCAGCAGTCGATGCAGTCTGACCCGCACTTCCGTGCGTTGCTTGAGAACTACATGAAGAACCTCCAGATGTCTGTGATGCAACAGCAGAACAAGCAGATTGGTCGTACTGGTGTGACACCTGTTGCTCAACAGGCTGGAGACCAGATGCAACAGCAAATGAAAGCCGCTGAAGAAGCCCAAGCCGAACAAGAAGGAATGATGCAATGAGCCTACCCCAGCAAATCATAGTCGGGATGTCGTTTGACAAGTCTAATGAACTCTGGACGGCTTTGCACATCATGCTGGATGCCTCCATCGAGGCTGAGACTGTTAACGCCATCTCTAAGGAGCATAAGGGCGAAGACAGGGCTTGGCATTGTGGACGGGCGGACGCTCTGAACGCTTTCAAGGACATCCTTATCAACACACGCAACGATGTCCTTCGTGACCAAGGCAGACCCTCTGAAGACCATAATCCATCGGAAAATGGTATGTGAGACAGTTAGCACTTGCTTGCAATCTCTTTAGGTCGTAACTGACCAATAGTTCTGGGACTATAACACCCTGCCATAACCTATAAGGACTTTAGACCTATATCTAATGAATACAGAAAATCAAGCCGACCTTAGCACGGCACAAAATAACGCTACGACTCCCGAAGGCACATCCACTCCCTTCGATATCAGTAAACTCGCTGACATAGTTAGCGATTCGTTCCTAGGTGGTAAGGAATCGAGTGCGGACTCATCCGCAGACGAAAACGATGAGTCAGAGGCTCAAGCGACCTCTGAGGAAGATGTTCATTCACAAGAAACCGAAACAACTACCGAACAAGAAACCGAAGCAGACTCCGAGGAAACCGAAGAAACCAAGTCTGAAGAGGAAATTGAACGGGGGTTGCCCAAAGGAGTTAAGAAACGCATCGACAAACTCTCTGCTAAACGCAGGGAAGCCGAGGCAGAAGTGGAAAGACTGAAGGAGGAAGTGGAAAGACTGTCGCAAGAGGCTACCAAGCCAGCACGGATTCCTACCCCCGACAATCCCTACGCTAACCTGTCTACACTTGAAGAAGTTAATCGTGAGGCTGAACAAGCCAAGCAGATTAGGCGTTGGTGCGAGATGAACCCCGATGGTGCAGTAGTTACGAACAAAGATGGTTCTGAGACAGATTATTCTGCTGAGGAAGTCCGAAACATCAAGATTAAAGCCCTTGATGCCCTTGAAGACCACCTCCCAGCCCGTGCCAAGTATCTGCAAAATTATATGCAGATGGAACAGGTGGCGGTAAAAGAATATCCTTGGTGGAAGGATAAGTCGGCAAAGGAAAGACAAATTGCTGAAGCCTTTATCAAGCACTTCCCAGAAATCCAGAAGTTCCCCGACTATAAGGTGGTGGTAGGAGATTACATCCGTGGCGTTCAAGCCCGTGAATCTAAGTCTAAACAGACTGCTCCTGTAAAAGCCCCATCCCAGCCTAGACCTTCAGCATCCCCTGCCCGTGTCCCTCAACAGGATGCGAACGCACAGGTAGCAAAGAAGCGTTTTACTGTTTCTGGCAATCGTGATGATTTGTCCTCTATAATCGCTAACCGATTCCTGTAATCAAACCCTAACCCCTATATACACATATGGCTAATCTAACAGAACCCTCCTTCTCGTCTGGTAAGAGAGAAGAACTCGCTGACCTCATCTCGCTGGTTGACGCTAAGGACACCCCCTTCACCTCTATGGCGAAGAAGGGTAGCAAGCCTGGCAACACCCTTTTCAGATGGCAAGCCGACTCCCTTCCGACACCGAAGATGACTGGTACAGTCGATGGTACGGATGTCACCGCCTACGACAACTATGTCAAGGATGGTGCTACAACCTATCGTGCTGAACTCAGCAACTACATCCAAATCTTCCGCAGAGCCGTCCGTGTCTCCCCGCTTACGCAGGACATCACGACTGTTGCTGGCGTTAGAGACGAACTGGCTAACAATGTTGCCAAGGGCATCCAAGCCCTCAAGCGTGACATGGAAGTCACCCTCTGCTCCAACAATGGTGCTCAAGCCGACAACGGCACGAACCCCTACCTCACCCGTGGTCTCCACAAGTGGCTTCAAGTCGCTGGTGGTGGTGGTCAAGATGCCGTCCTCCCGATTGCCTCTACCTTCCAGACCCCCTCTGCTAATCGCTCGACAGTCGGCACAGCCGCCCTTACCGAGTCGGTTGTCCAGAATGTTCTGACAGGCATCTACTCCCAGACTGGTCAATACAGAGACTATGACGCTCTGGTCGGCACAGCCCTCAAGAGAGCCTTCACTAACCTCGTCTTCACGACAGCCCAAGGCACAGGCACAGCCCCGATGACCGCCATCAGAACCCTCAATCGTGAGTCGGACTCTTCGTCCTACATCTCTTCGGTTGATGTTTTCGAGGGCGATTTCGGTAAGTTACGCCTCCACCCCTCCCACTACCTCAACGCCACCGCTGGTGTTGGCTCGACCTTCGCTGGTTATGTCATCCCGTTCGACCAAGTCGAAGTGCGTTATGGTGGTAATGTCGCTGGTGTCACAAGCCTCACCAACAATGGTGGTGGCGAAGCCCGAATGATTGAAGCGGTTGCTGGACTTTGCGTCTACAACCCCCTCGCCTTCGGTGTCTTTGACTTCACAGCCTAATCGCTGAGGATGTCAGACATTATCGAAAGTCTGGCTGATGCAATCCCCTCCCACCTTAGAAATAGGGTGGAGAGGGAACTCATCAACGGATGGAGAGTGTCTGAGGTGAAAGCACAGGCAACTGCAAAGCAGAATGCCGTTTTTAACCACGCCAATGAAGCACACAACATTGATGGCGTGGGTCGCTTAAAAGCGAGAATACCAGTTGAGGCGTGGCACTATTGGGGTCAACGCCTTGGCTATGAGTGCTGGGAGGACAATCAGTTTCTTGACGAGTTCCTCCGAGACAACCCCGAAACAGCCATAAGAAACTATGCAAAGAGAACAATCGTAAATGGTGCTCTCTTCACAGGTGACGGATATCTGACCAAATGAGAACAACCGACTTTTCCAAAGTCCTATTTGACGCTCTCCAGTATTCTGGAAACGACAGGCACAACATCACTTCTGAGACATTTGCTCAGTTCCGTGATTTTGCCTCTGCCCGTATGCGTGAGGCTTGGGAATCGAATCAATGGGCTGATATCTGCCGCCTGTCCCCTTTCACGACATCTGTGGATGTCAACAATGTAGCGTATTTCACACCCGCTGAAGAAGCGGATGAAATCCTTGGGGTGTTCACCCGCAACCCCCAAGAAACCACAAAGGCTATCCAGATGGCCTATCAGATTTACGATTCTGGTTCTTCCAGAAAAGTAATCATCAACAACCAACAGGCTGACGGATACTACCTGTACCGTAAGGACTGCCCCTCGCTTGAGGGCGAACTCTACAGCCCTACGGTGGTCTACTTCCAAGGAGCACAGGTCTACTTCGACTCTGGCTCTGGCACAGGCACTTATACCCCTGTCCTTGGCAAGCCTCACTCTGGCAATTTCTATGTCTGCACAGCCGTTTCTACCACGGCTGGTCAGAATCCTAACTCCCACCCCGCATCTTGGACGAAGATTGAGATTCCTTATATCTTCGGTTCGTTCATGTCTTGGGCTTCCGCTTCCAACTGGTTCGTGTCCGAAGGACAGATTCAAGAGGCTGGCGTTGTCGAGGCTAAGGCGAAGGAAGTCCTTGAGTTCGAATACGACAAGTTCCTCCGTCAGCAGGGTCAGAACAGCAGGATTAACATGACAAACACTTACTAAAATGGCTAACATCTCCTTCTCCTCTCCGTTCATCCGTGACTTCATTCACACGGAAACCTCTGTCGGCACTTCTGCCGTCACAGCCCTTGCCGCCGCCACCACTCCCGAAAGACGAGTGAGCGTCATTATCCAGAACCAACACGCCACCGCCCTGCTGACTGTCGTTTTTGCCAGCACAGGCACGACTGGTCTGAAGGTCAAGGCTGGTGAAAGCATCTCTCTGGACAACTACAACGGCATCGTCCGCTGTATCTCTGACACCGCTTCTACCCCTGTCCATATCGCCTACGCTGTCTGCTAATGGGCGTTAAATTCCATTGGATAAGCACGGCTATCTCAAGAGGCGGTAGCAACAACGGATTTGGCACTATCGTGTCGTTTCCTAGTGGTATTCCTTCTGGCAACCCTCCGTATGGGACAATCATTGGAAGCGGAAGCGAAGGAAATCAATTGTACTGGGAATATGCTGGGGGAACTCCAAATGGCTATTTTGTATATGGAACAGTTCCTTATCTGATTAAGGCTGACGGAAACGGTGGAAGTTTTCTTGAGTTTGGGACTTCTACGGAAACTGCAACCTTCAATCAAGTCATTGA